CGATCATGCTGGGCGCCCTCGTGGCGATACATGCGGCAAGACAGAATACTTGCGAATTCCCTGTTCCATTTCAGTGGCTGGCGCGATACCGGAAGTTCATGGAGGCTGCGGACGCCTGCGCAGCCATAGATAGTGTCTTATAAAGTATCATTAAATGTTTTTGTCCCTTTAAAATCAATAGTATTACCCCACACCATCCTCTTATAAAGCATCATTAGGTCTTGCACAATCTCGGCACTTCTTGTAGAGTGACATGTATATCATTTCTACAGCGTCGCAATGGGCAAGGCTCACAAATTTTCGGATTTAGCAGTTAGAAGGCTTAGCAAGCCCGGCGTGTATGGCGACGGCGCAGGCTTATACCTTAGGGTGACAGAAGGCGGTTCCAAGCACTGGATATTCCGCTTTACCCTGTCCGGAAAAGCTCATTGGATGGGACTGGGATCCTATCCCGATGTAACGCTTGAAGAAGCTCGAGAAGAGGCTTTAAAAGCCCGGAGAAAGAAACGCTCAGGTATTAATCCCATCCAGGCGCGCAATGCTGAACCATCATCCCGCACGATAACCTTTCAAGCCTGCGCTGATCAATACATTGCTTCCCACCGTGCCAGCTGGAAAAGTCCTAAACACGCAAATCAATGGACGAACACCATAGCAATTTACTGCGGCCCCGTTATTGGGACGGTTCCAGTAAACGAGGTGGACGTTTCGTTGGTCATGAGGGCGCTCAGTCCTATCTGGACCACTAAAACAGAAACCGCGAGCCGCCTGCGCGGCCGAATCGAATCAATACTTGATTGGGCGACTGTTCACGGCTATAGGGAAGGCGAAAATCCGGCACGTTGGAAGGGACATCTGGACCACCTGCTGCCCAACATAAGCCGGACGAAGCGAACGACTCACCACGCGGCTCTAGGATACGCGCAAATAGGCGAGTTAATGGTTAGGCTTAGGCAACAAGATGAAATCTCAGCCAGAGCCCTGGAATTCACTATTCTGACCGCTTGCCGCTCAGGAGAGGTCCGTTTAGCCACCTGGAGAGAAATTAATCTAGATGCCCGGATATGGGTTATTCCCGGGGAGCGCATGAAAGCTGGCAAGGAGCATCGTGTACCACTTTCTGATGCTGCCATGGACATACTCAATCAGATGGACAGATCCGGAGATTTGATCTTCCCTGGATCGAAAGACAAACCGTTATCCGACATGAGCGTTTTAAAAGTATTGCGCCGTATGGGTGACCCCGACGTAACTGTTCACGGCTTCCGGTCCACTTTCCGAGATTGGGCTGCAGAGTGCACCAACTACCCGCGCGACGTTGCGGAAATGGCCCTTGCCCATAGTATCGGGGATAAAGTGGAAGCGGCTTACAGGCGCGGAGATCTCTTTGAGAAACGCACCAGAATGATGGAAGACTGGGCGAAGTTCTGTAACACGATACCAAGGAGTAATACCGTGGCCTGACGGACTTCAGGCAATAAAGCGGGGCGAAAGGTGCTACCAACACCAGACACCCCTGACCACAACGTAACCTATGAAGGAGGTTCACATCATGGCTAACGCCAATTCTACACCTATCCGCACGTCCCTAGACCGTCTCAAGGTAAGGGAGTATTCGTGGGGAAGAATTTACCAAGGCACCCAAGTTGACCTTATTGCTTCTGGGCTAGTAAAACCTGAATGGTTTCCTGGCCCAGGAACTGCAAAAAATGCGAGCAGGATTGCTATGGTTGACGGAGAAATGAGGGTTCTTCCGTTCGGCAGAGCAGCAACATCGGAGCAAAGAAGACAAGGCCTGGTACAAATTTTCAAGCGCAATAAGCGGGAATTTGAGGCTTGGATCGGGTTTAACGAAGAGGAAAAGGATAGGCAACGCCTTAAGGAAGAGATAGAGAAGCAGCACGCTGAGAAAAAAAGAGCATTGGATAGAGCCCCAAAAAGCCCTCAGGATTTTCGGGAAGATCGAAAGGGGCTTATCAAGGCTTGCTTGGGGGGCGTCTTTAATTTATTTCGGCGGGCTGATAATGGCTACCACTATTCCCGGGAAGTGATTGAGCAGGCAAATGATCTTATGTGCGACCTGTTGGATCTGGCTGAAGATGGGAAAGTATATTTTGACCCAAAGCGGCAACAGTATTTCCTCGATGACATCGAGAAAAAGTTCGAGAAAGAAAATCCGGAATTCTCGGCATTCATGAAAGCGACTCTTGCTATAGGGAAAGCTGCTTTGTAGAAAGTTAAGTCACCACTAGCCCGGTGTACATCTGGCCATCGGGCAATTTTTAAAGGAAGAAAAATGGACGGAACAATCAGGCAGAAGCTCAAGTACGTGAACGAAAAGACGGGCTGGTTACAGCTTAAGAGACTGTTGGATGAGGCAAGTAAGGATCCGCATATCTGTGCCGCAACCCAGGCAAGTAAATTTGTTGAGTATATGCGGATGGTGGCTTCTGATGCATTTAGAGCCAGGTCTCTGCTAGAGGTAGAGGGCTTTATTGATAAAGAGGTTGTTTCGAATCACGCCCGGAAGATTGCAAACAAAGGCCATTCTTCGGATTTGCCGATCATTGCCTGGATAAGAGAGGAGTGGGAAAAAAACGGCGGGAAAGATAGCAAGCGAGCTTTTGCGAAGAAGTACGTCCCGCTAATACAAAAAAGATTTGGCGTAAGTCGCAAGGAGAGAACTATTAGCGGGAGCTGGTTAAAAGGTTGTTAATACAGTCTGCCGCATAATGTATACAGTCTGCCGTATGCAGAATATTTTCTTTTAATAACAAAGCCTTATAATTCACTCATACGATGTTGTTAGGTATCAGGTAATAGAACAACATCGTTTATGTGAAGCTAAAACGTCATGATCAACAAATAAAAAGGAGCAATTAATGCTAGCAGGTAAAGGGTTTATCCGCGCGAAAAAGCTTGCGCCAGAGCTGGATGTTTCTGAGCCGACTCTCTGGAGATGGTTAAAAGAAGATCCCACTTTTCCAAAACCGGTGAAATTGTCAGCGAGGGTTACCGCATGGAAATTAAGCGAGATACAGGCGTGGCTCGACGCGAAAGTGAGGTAATAGAACGAATGATCTACCCCACAAAAGAAAACGCCTCGGCGGCAACCGAGGCGGCATATCAAAAAAAACTGAACCGTGATTATAAACGATTCCCGCCTTACGGCAAGCAACTAATGATCATACGGGAAGCAGGAAATGCGCCCTCCCGGATGGTGATAGTTGCTTTCGATTGGGATCTTGGCAAGGCTTATCCCCGCGTCATCATCCCAAATGATCTCGACCCCGCAGGGCTTGAATTAAGGTTCCTTGCCGGCCTGTCTGTACAAATAACCTACCGCAGCAAAGACGCGCATCGAGTGGATGCTGTTGCACAGGAAGTAGCCAGGGTTAACCCATGCTTCCTCGCAACGTTCGCGCTTGACCTTGCCGGTACCGGCGATGCCTGGGCAATCCTCAAGCCTTACCTTGCAATACAGGAGGCCGCGTGATGCTGAACGTGATGGGAGAAACAGTACAAGCGACACCGGAAGCGCGCGCGGAGTTCATGCAGTTAATGGGGCTTCCACTGCAAGAGTGGTCCGATCCTCAACCCTTGATGGCAAAGGTACCGCCTGAGCCTTACCCAGTAGATGCCCTTCCAGACACGATCCGGCATGCAGTGGAAGAGGTGGCAGGATTTGTGAAAGCACCTGTTCCCCTGGTAGCTTCATCAGCTCTGTCATCTCTTTCCCTGGCAATCCAAAACCATGTAGATGTGAAGCGGGCTGAAAAGTTATCAGGTCCAGCTGGACTATTCATCCTAACGATAGCTGATTCCGGCGAACGCAAATCCACGTGTGACGGTTTCTTTAACAAAGCTATACGGGACTACGAGCAGCAACAAGCCGAGATGGCAAAGCAGCCGCTCAAAGACTACAAGGCGGATATAGAGGCTTGGGATGCCAAACGTGGCGGCATCAAGGAAAAGATACGCCAGCTTGCTAAAGACAATAAGTCCACCGAGAGCATGGAGATGGCACTGCGCGATCTGGAGCACAAAAAGCCTGAGCCACCCCGCATTCCCCGCCTGTTCTATGCCGATGCAACTCCCGAAGCATTGGCGTATGGACTGGCGAAACAATGGCCTTCCGGTGGGGTGGTATCGGCAGAAGCAGGCATTGTCTTCGGTTCGCATGGCATGGGTAAAGATAGTGTCATGAGGAACCTTGGCTTGCTGAATCAGCTCTGGGATGGAACCAGTTTGACGATTGACCGGCGATCAACGGAATCCTTCACAGTGCGCGGCGCACGGCTAACCGTAGCCCTGCAAGTACAGGAACCTACGCTCCGGGAATTCTTTGCAAGATCCGGAGCGTTGGCAAGAGGAACGGGCTTTTTTGCTCGATTCCTGGTTGCATGGCCCGAGTCAACACAAGGATACCGGCCCTTCACTGAAGCACCGGCAAACTGGCCTCATGTTGCCGCGTTTGATCGGCGCATTACTGAAATCCTCAATATCCCCGCTCCCCTGGATGAGGATGAAACCCTCACCCCTACTCTGCTCACCCTGGAACCCGATGCAAAGGAATGCTGGGTCGAGTTTCACAACGAGATCGAATCCGAGTTGCGCTCCGGCGGGGAGCTATACGACGTACGGGACGTGGCAAGCAAATCAGCCGATAACGCTGCACGGCTTGCCGCTCTGTTCCAGGTATTCGAGCAAGGTATCAGGCCGATTAGCTACGAATGCTTTGAATCTGCAAGCCGGATTGTTGCTTGGCACTTGAGCGAATCAAGGCGATTCTTTGGGGAGCTTGCCTTACCTGCAGAGCTGGCGAACGCGGCAAGACTGGATAACTGGCTGATTGAGTATTGCCGGAGAGAGCAGGTTGCGCTCATCGGGAAAAACTATACCCGGCAGCATGGCCCCCTTAGAGATGGATCGGCGCTGGATGCCGCAATACGAGAGCTTGAGGAACTCAACCGCGTCCAGTTGGAAAAGGATAACAAGCGGCGAATCATCAAGATTAACCCCGCTCTCCTAAATAAGGAGGGTGGATGATGGCTTTATCTGCGCTGATCAAAAAACGACAAGACAGAGACATTGCTACTGCTACTCCTGCTATTCCTGCTACACAACATGCCGAATCAGAGGAAAGAGTAGCAAAAATAGCAACAATAGCAGTAGCAAACCGTAAGGAGGAGCAAGACTCGGAGCGCGCAGAACTTATCAGTCTGGTTCGTTTCATTGCCGACTTCCATGACTTTACCGAGGAAGATCATGATGAAGCGCTGGCCATAGCACTGGCTGATTTTGATAACGCCCTGGTTTGTTTTAGAGCACTGAAACAGGATGCGTTATCTACAAGGTCATTATGATACTTAATAATACCTAATGATATTATCATTAAAAAAGAATATTGACATAACCATGAAAAGGAGTATAAGTATAAATGAAATCAATCACTTGGAGATTTTTTAATGATCCACCACATCAAGGAGCAACGAGCCCTGGCTGTCGCAGAAATGCGCGGCATGGTCGAAAAAGCGCAAGCCGAAAAACGCAATCTTTCTGCTGACGAAGCAAAGATATTCGACAGCCTGAAAGCAAAGATCACCTCTTTGGAAGAAGAAGAAACCCGCGCAACCTTCCTGGCAGAAGCCGAGCGGCGCATGAGTGGAACCCCGGTAAGCGGCGACAAGTCATTTTCCGAACTGGAAAACAATGTCAGCCTCTTGAGCGTGATCCGGGCAGGCATGGAAGGCCGGGCGCTGTCTGGCGCTGAAGCTGAATACTCGAAAGAGATCGAGCGCCGTACCGGGCGCAAAGCTGGCGGAACGTTTGTTCCCCTTTCCGTTCTTGAGAAGCGCGTCAATACCACTTCAACCGCTGGTCAAGTCGTACCTGTAGACCACCGCGCTGATCAGTTTATCAACCCGCTACGCAATAAACTGCTTGCCCGTTCCCTTGGCGTACGTGTGCTGGAAGGTCTGCAAGGCGACGTACACGTTCCCGCTTATGGCTCTGGAGTTACCTCTGGCTGGGTAGCGGAAAATGGTTCTCTTACAGCTTCCGATATGACCTTTGCCAGCAAGTCGCTTACTCCGAGACACGTGGGGGCGCTTTCGGAGATCAGTAGACAGCTCGTTCAACAGAGCAGCCCTGACATCGAGCAGTTACTTCGGGATGATATGTCTTTCGCCATTGCGGCAGCTATCGATAGCGCACTTATCAAAGGTGGCGGCACGAATGAGCCTACCGGGATCATCGGCACAGCAGGCATTCAGACCCACTCCTTGGCTACACTGGATTGGGCAGGCATTGCATCCATGATTGAAAAAATCGAACTGGCGAACGCCACAGCAGGCGCATGGTTGACTTCCCCTGGGGTCGTAAAAAAGCTGCGCGTCACGCTGAAATCAACTACCGCCGGTGCTGCCTACCTGTGCGAAAACAATCGAATGGCCGATCTGCCTGTTCATAGTACCAAGCAGGTTCCCTTGGCTACCGCTAAAGGCCAATTGATCCTGGGTGACTTCAGCCAGGTGCTGCTGGGAGTTTGGAGCGCCTTGGACGTATTGGTTAATCCTTATGATTCAACAGCTTATGCTAGAGGGGGAGTCTTAGTGCGCGCATTCGCAACTTGTGACATAGCATTGCGCCAACCTACCGCCTTTGTCCTGGCAAACGACATAACCGTATCGTGATCGACAGGCGCGCAGTGATGGAAACCTTGGAGATCAGATCAGGGGGCGACCTGCGCGCAGTCTCTCCCGGCAAGCTTGCGGGATACGCGGCAGTATTCAATTCCCAAAGTCAGGACCTGGGAGGTTTTGTCGAGCGCATCCTGCCTGGCGCATTCAAACAGTCTCTTACGAAACCCGACAATATCCGCGCATTGCTCGAACATGATCCTCAGCGTCTTTTAGGCCGAGTGGGGGCGCGTACCCTTACCCTTCAGGAAGACAAGAAAGGCCTGTACTTCGAGCTATCGCTACCGGATACCAGCTATGCCCGTGATCTGAGTGTGCTGGTTGAACGCCGGGATATATCGGGTTGCTCCTTCGGTTTCCGTGTACCGGATGGAGGCGCTAACTGGGATATGAGATCAGGTCAGTTAACTCGGGACCTGATTGCCATTGATTTGCACGAAATAACCATCACCGCAAATCCCGCTTATCTCGATACCACTGTTGCCAAGCGCAGCATGGAGGAATGGAAAGGCGGCCAGCTGGAAGCAAATTTCCGCTGGCTGGAAACGGTGGACGATGATGATGACGATTGGATGAATAGACGATGCGTCCGAATCTACTAGACCGCGCACTTAATTTTGTTGGCCTGGAGCGGCGTGCGTATAACGCAAAGGATCCATCCTGGAATCATCCCCTGCTGCGTGGTGGGAGCATTACGCCTGGCAGAGCGGAAAGCCTCTCAACCGTCTACGCGTGCGTATCGGCAATCAGTGAAACGATTGCATCCCTGCCCCTGATCCTTTACCGGCGCACCCCTGACGATGGCAGGGAGCGGGCCCCGGATCATCCTCTTTATCGCGTATTGCACGAGCAGCCGAACGAGCTACAGACTGCCCTGGAGTTCCGGGAAATGATGCAAGCCATGACGCTGCTGCGCGGCAATGCTCATGCTGAAATCATAAGGGGCAATGATGGGCAGGTAATCGCCCTGGTTCCCCTGATGCCGGACCGGGTAATAACGCTGCAGCTCGATAACGGAAGGCTTGCGTATGACGTTACGGATACAAAGGGCAAGGTAAGGCGCCTGCTGCAAGAGGAAGTATTCCACCTGCGCCACCGTTCGGATAATGGACTGGTAGGCGTGGCGCCTATCACGGCAAGCCGTGAGACTGTTCAGCTGGCGCTGGCTGAGCGTGACCACGGTAACTCCACCTTTACCAATGGAACCAAGCTATCAGGAATACTGAAGTTTCCAGGCAGACTGAATCAGGATCAGCGTACCAATATTGCGGATAGCTGGGCCACTCAACATGCTGGGGGAGCGAACGCCGGAAAGACAGCCATCCTTGAAGAAGGCGTGGACTACTCCACAGTATCGATGAGCATGGAAGATGCGCAGTGGCTGGAAGCGCGTCAATTCTCTGTTGAGGAAATAGCAAGACTGTTCCGCGTACCCCCTACCATCATTGGCGACCTGAGACACGGCAACTACTCCAACA